CACTTTTTGTTGAAGGTTGATCGCGATAATGATTAAGTGCTTTATATGCATTTAGTGGATGTACTGGTACACGCTTTGTATGACCTAATACGCTGACAATTTCAATATATTGCTTACTCTTGCCAGAATCTTCACCAACTTTATCTGGTGCTGGTAATTCTTCGACACTTCCAACAATACTGTCATAATCATCCATGCTTAATGGACCGTCTTTTGACATTGCAACTAGACGCTCTACTACATCATGTAAAACCATATCATCTTCAACTTCTTCTCTAGCAAATTCTAAGACACGCAGTAACAGTGGAACATCCATGCTTACTGTATCTACTTCATCGCCGTTACTAGCATCATCAGTTGGGTCTTCGTCACCGTCATCTAATGCGCTTTGTGCTGCGCTGCCGGCTGCATGGCCGACTGCACCGGCAACACCACGTGTTACAGCGCCTGCGCCAGCAAATGCTGCGCGGCCAGCCATGGCACCTAGCATTGGTAGGATTTCATCAAGCTGTTCTGCTTCCTCAACTGGTGCCCGCTGTGAAGCTTTAGCAATAAGATCTTGCGCTTGAGCAATGTCCATGTCTGCTAACTTTAGTGCATCCTTGAGATTCTTTGGACCAAAAGTTGCACCGAGTGAAATAAGTGCATCAGCTAGGTTAGCAGCCTTGTTAAAGTCTGCGTCGTCCCATTTTACACCGCTACCAACATCTAGTGTCTTACGTAGCAAGTGACCAATGTCAACTAGTTTTTGTAACTTTGGGTCAACGCCGTATTCAATATCTACCATACCTTCAGTAGCAGGTAAGCCCGAAAGCTCACGAAGTCTTGTCATTTGCTCGACTTCTTCTTTAGTAAGTTTATCAACTGCTCTCTTGATACCTGTCTCACGATTCTTACGAAGACGCTCTGCCTTGTCGTAAGTTCCTTGATTAAATCTGCTACCAAAGTGTCCTGTTTCACTGTCGCCTTGGTAGGCAGCAATATTTGTCAAAGGAACATTCTTTGGACTCATTACATTCTTTGGTTTTTCGGCACCTGATGCTTTCTTAACATAAGAACCAAGAGTCTTCTTTTCTAATTCGTCGATTTGTTCATCTTCTTGAACACTTTCATCTGTAGCAAACATTCTTGCTAACGCTTTACCAGTAGATGATCTAAGCTTCCATGTATTGATAATTCTGTCAACTGCTTCTTCTGGACTGTCATAACCCATGTTGTCATAATAAAGTTCTGCTAGGTTCTCTGCTTCGTCCTGAATAACTTCTGGGCTTAGGCCGCGGGCGGCAACAGCATCGTCGATAGCCTTAACTAAAACATAACCATCACTAGAACCCCAATCTTCTTGTACTGCTGGAGCAGGTTGTGCTTGAGCTTTGTTGTCAGCAGTTTGAATCTGTTTCATCATCTGCATGAATTTATTTCGATACATTGGGTTACTTAAAATCTTTTCAAGTGCGCCTGCATAAGGACTAAGTGCTTTTGCAAGTGGGCCGCTTAGTGAACTGCCTTGATCTAATTTTCCTAATGCTTTTGAAACCATTGAGCCACTAGTGTTAGCACCCAAAGTCTTCTTAAGAGCATTAGCGCCCATAGCTGCTGCCTGAGCAGGATCTTGTTCAAAAATATTAGACAGTTTCATTTTTAGTTCCTTCTCGAGCTTTGACTAATAACATCTACTTCTTTTGTTGACTCAGTGCCGCGGCCCATATTAACGCCGTTATTCAGTGTATCCCACATTGGCTTTAAGTTGTCGCCCATAATTTCATCTTTGGTTGGATAATTTTTAAAGTAGTCGGCGCCTTTATCGGCTTTAATTTTTGCTAGGGTGTCTAAAAACTTTTTGTTATATTCTTCACCAAAATAAACTACATCTTCAATGCCTTCATTTTGCATTTCATAATGTGATTGGCCATCATCTTTTGCTAGTACTGCATCATCTTCAGTAACAGTACGATCCTTGTTATAAGCTGTACGGTCAGCGGCATTGTCAGATTCTAACTTACGTGGATCTTTAACGTTATAGCATAATACTCTATCGTGATCTAAACCTAAATGCACTGCTAACCAAACTTCTAAAATTCTTTCGTGTACAGGATACTTAAGTACAACATCTGTACTACATACTTCGCTGATTAGTTTAACGCCCTTAGCACGAACAAATTCCATCGGATTTTCTTGAATTGGGCTGCGCTTGAAAGATGCTACACTAACAACATTGTATTTTGCTAGGCAATTCTCAATAATGTCCAAATGCTCTGGCTTACAATCAGCAGCAATCTTTACTCTAAATGAGTATTCTTTCTTGAAACTTTCAGTAATAAAATCTCGTAGTTGCATGGGTTCAATCTCCTGTTACAACTATTTATCATTTTTGTCAAAAAGAAAGGGGCCGCTAGGACCCCTTTCCAATTTGTCTAATACTTTGCAGTATTAAGATACTACGAAACTTGTACCAACTGTTACAGTTGCTGAAGCAAAGCTATAACCGTTTACGTTGTCTGTACCAACAGCAATTAGTTGAGTTTCTAGTGCTGTTTCGTCAAACTGTGAACCATCAACGATGCAGTGGATCTGACCACTTGTGTTTGACGGAATGAAGTATACTAGTGGTTGAATGATTTGTAGAGCACGCTCTACAGCTTCACTTGGAGCATCATCTTCTGTTTGAAGGTTTGCACCTGTGTCAACCATGATTAGTTTTAGATTGCTTTTAGCAATCAATGAGCCTGTTGCAAATTCTGCAACACCTTTACCGTTACCTTTTGTCTGTGGCATGTTATTCTCCTAATGTTTTTAAGCCTGTTAGGCTATGTAGTTATTTATCACTCTTCCCCAACATTTTAAGCAATTCGTTGCGGTCAAATGTTGTAGAGTTAATTTCTTCTGCTTCACCATCACCTAGCTTTTTAGCAGTTTGATCAACACGGGCTTTTTTAAGCATAAGATCAACCTGCTTTAACTTACGACTAACTTTACTGTCTTTGGCTTCTAGCGCAATTTTAAGCATATTTGCAGCGTTGTTAAATACTTGTCCTGCTGCCATGTCTGTCATGTTCATGCCCAAACTCATTAGCTGCTGATAACTTTGCATAGCTTCTACTGCAATTGCATCCATTTCGCTATCATGTACTTCCATGCCCCGAACTTCAGCTAGTGCATTGTCAATTTTTTCGCTAATACTAATTGCTTCTTGTACTTCGTTAATGGTAGCTACTGCACTAAATGCTTCATCATTAGCCTCCTGTTGAGTGCTAGATAGTACTTCTTCAAGTGGGGGTAGGCCAAATTCTTCTTCAAGTTTCTTAGTCATTGTTTGCTTCTTTAACTTTACCCATAGCTAACTCGTAGTACGGATCATCTGGTGATAATAATGTTTCAGGTGCAGAATTGTCTGCTCTAGTACCTATATCGCTGTTCCATGCTTCACCTGAGTCTGGTAGTACATATTGTGTACGATATCGTCGCTGTTCCATATTACTACTTATTAATTTTTCTTTTTAACTACTCTGCTTTTAGGTGTTCGCTTTTTATTTGTTTGAAATATCTGATCTTCATTTAGCACACGAAATCGTATTCCCTTACGTTGGCACCATTCTTGTGCCGCTGTCCACTTAGCAGAGTTAACCACTGTGGCAGCGCGATTCTTCGCAGTCTTTGCGCTTTCTAGTGTAGTCTGATTCTTAGGTTTAATTTCTACAAGTTCAACATGTGTAGTGCCACTACTGTCCATATACTGTATCATAAAGTCAGGAACATAATTTGACCACTTGTTGGTGAGCGGATTCATATATGGTATCTTAACACTTTCACTAGCCCACTTCAATATATGTGGATGCTGGTCGCACATACGCATAAATGCTAATTCCCAACTACTACGATAGTAAGGAACATTCTGCCCTACATATTTTTCAGGGCGTTGTACTGCATAAGCTGCTTGTGCAAATCTACTCATTACGGTTGAATTAACTGTCTAAATTTTGTAGCTGAATTATTTAACGGTCTAACTAAATTAATTCTATTACCCACTGGACGCATTGCGTTAATTGCTTCATACGTATCCACAGTTAACTTTAATGAATTATCGTTTACCTCAAAATAATCCATAACATTTACACGTTCAACTGTGGCTACTCGTATTAACACATCTGCCATCGCTCGAGCATTTGCTTCTTTGAAGCCAGACTTTATTAACCGCTGTTGTACTTGTTCTAGTAGTGTAGGATTAATGGGGGCGTCTTTATTAGTAAAAAGTTTTGATAAAATATCTGTACTTGCTTCAGGTAATGGAAATTTTACTGTAGCATTTTCTAAATATGCTACGAGCGTACCCTGAAACTGTTGGTATTTTACTTCGTTGCCGAATGTATCATATAAGCTAGTTGAATTTTTTTCTCTCATATCTTATTATCCATCATCTGAAGGTGGGATATACTGTGATTCTGCGGTGCTCCCGGAACCAGTCTCTTGTGCAGTGTTTGGTTGAGTCTTTGCTGGGCGGGTTGGAGCCACAACATTAGTTATTCCTTGTATAGCGCCACCTACTGCGGTATTAACTACGGCATTTTTAATACTGGTACCGTGTATGGCTGCGGAAAGTGCATTATCAGCAATGTCCCCTAACAGACCACCAATGAATGACTTTTCTTTTCCGGTAGAAGTAGCAAAATTTGCTCGTTCACCATAAACTGAAGGTAAAGGACTAGCTCTAGTACCGGGAACAGTTATATCTGCTGTAGTTCTATCGGCAGCGGCTACAGCAGCGGCATTTGTCCTAGTTCCCGGCGCCGGAGCTATTGGTTGTGCTGTAACTGTTGCTGGATTACCGCCTGTGCCGGGAGGTATTACTAGATCACTGGGGGCGGGTGGCGATACTGGACCTGGCTGATCCGTTCTAGTGAATTTTGGAAAATTATCCGTACCACTTAGTGTCTCTACTGTACGTTCTTGCAATAGTACAGGAGTGCCGATTGGTACAAACGCAGGACCTGTGAACCCGCTGGCATTTTCAAATCGTGCAATGTCAAATTCACTTAAACCAAAATTAACTTGTTCGTATATAGTAAACGACTCGTATTCAAAAGTCATGTCAAATTCCATAACGTCTGAACTAGCATAATCAAGTTCTCCAGTTTTAAAACGTGTCATCACAGGATTAATTAAACTATATTGTATGCCTTTATTCCCATGATAAAGTACATAATCAATACGTTCAAAGAAATTAGCTAATTCGTTTATGTTATAACCATACGCATTACTATCCCACAGGTCGCTGCCGTCTAAACCAAATTCAGAACCTTTATTAAAATCACTACTACTGCTGAATCTAGGGTCTGCGCCAACATCACGCTCGTTATACTGTTTGTTTCTAGGATTCATATAATGATAGCTAAAATATTTCATAAACATTATTAACCACTCATTATTAATTGTGTCAAATACTTTAATATCGACCGGTTGATATTCAACGCCCGTGTTAATAATACGTTTTCTATTATAAGAGTTTTTAGTTTCTGTTTTAAATTCTACTTCGGGCAGTGTAGCACTTCTAACTAAACTACCTAACCTAAGTCTAAATTCAGAATTAATGCTGTTGCCGTAGAAACTGTCACCGTATAATTCACGGTTAACAACAAAACTCACATATCCTTGGAATTTTTGGCGTGGTGGATTTTGATCTGGTCGGAACCCGTATGCGTTACGGAAGTCTCGTGCATAAAAGCCGTTGCCGCCACCGACACCGAAAATGTCTAAAATTTTTCCAACAATGCTCATGCATTCGACTCCGCTAAAGAATAATAGTGTAGCCGAAAACGGCTACACTATTTTTACCCAAATTATACAGTTGTAGTAGTGTTAATTTCAGGTGTATCTTGTGGGAACGGATTACCAGATGTTGTTCTACCGTTAACATCATTATCGCCTTGATAATGTGTAGCGTTATCGTAACGTACCTGCATAGTAACTGTTACTGGTTCGTTGGTGCTGTAATCACTGTCGCTGTAGTCGACATTAGTGAAGAAGCAGCCTTCTAAGAACCAAACTTCACTTGCGCCTGCGTTAACACCGTCTAAGATTTCAATCTGCATGTCAAACTTATAGTCTGAACCTGCTGCCGGTGTTGACTGCTGGAAGTGGTTTAGCTGGCGCTGGATCTGTCCGCCAACTAGTTTAGTTACGCTGTTAGTGATATCATCACGCACAACAACTGAAATCTGTTCCCAGCTGTGCTTGCCCTGTAGATACATTCTCGAGTTGTAACTATCAATAGTTACTTCTTCATATGTAATCTTTGGACGGCTAACGTTCTGTACGTTTTGAGTTAGCACTCTTGATTCAGGTTCGCCTGCAAACCCACCAAGAAAGCTAACACGGAAACGATACTTTAGCTTAGGCATTAAGATACCTGAGCCTGTGTTACCGGTAACAGGAACACCAAATTTACTTCTGGTTTCTGTTGTATTAATATTTGCCATCTTGTTCTCCTACGAACGGTTAGTTCTTTCTATGTAAATATTTATCATATAAACGGAAAAAACATTAACTCTTGTTTTAATTTGACAAAAAAAGGGGCATTACTGCCCCTTTTTCCGTACAGCAAAGAATAAATCTTACTGTGATGAGCCCAACGTATTTTGGATACGAATTGGAATGTAGATGAACTCAACTGCTTTGACTGGCTGGATAGCGATGTCAATGTGCAATTCGTTACGATCGATTCTTGCAGGTGTGTTATTTGTTGTATCACACACTGTTAGGAAGTCGAACAAACCACGCTGTGTTATTAGCTGACCTAAGAAGCGATCAACTACAACCTTTGCGTTTTGACGAGTAATTTCATCATTTGGTTCAAACAAGAATGGTTTCATGATGTCATCTAAGCGTTCACGAATGTAAACAACTAGACGTGCAACATTAACACGATCCAATGCACTTGATACAGGGTTTAGAGTCTTTTGACCAAACACTGCTAGGCCTCTTCCCGGGAAGTTGCCGATTGGGTTAATCTTGTTAACATATAAGCTATCACGTTGGCCTTCGCTTAGTGCAACCGATACATATTCTGCACTTGCTGCATCTAAGTAACCTACACTAGTAGCATTGCTTACTAGACCGCGCTGGAAGCCAGCTGGTGCAAACCATGGGAAAGCTACCTGATCGTTAAACGCTAGTGTACGTAGAGCAATATGACTTGCTGGCTGTAACACGTTTGTACCATTAAGGTTTGTTGTTAGCGCATGTGGATAGTAAACACCTACATATGGTGAGCTACTTACTAAGCCATCTTCACCGTTCACATCAGCATTATTAGTGTTAGTGGCCCATGCTTGAGTAGCGGTTGCACTTGAAGCTAGACGTAAAGGAGCATCAGCAATAATAAATGCTGTTTCCTTACGATCAACATTTAGACTGATCATTTCGTCGATTAGCTCAGGATAACCTGGAGCAGTGATTAAGTTGAAACGATTTATTTCATTTCTAGCTTCTTCGCTGGCTGCAATTGCTGCCTGCATTTGACGTACAACTGATTGACGCTGAGCCTTACGTAGCATGTAAGGTGAACCATCTGGCTTGTTACCCGAGTAATCAACCCACTTAGGTCCAATATCGTTGCCACTGATTATGTAAACGTCGTTATACTGTTTAACGTTGCCGCCGCTGCCACGCTTATTCCAAGCTAAGATACCAATTGGTAAGTTCTCAGGTCTTGGCGCATCTGCATCCATAGTTGCAGAAAGCGTATCAGCACGTGGTCTAAAGTCTGCAAAGACAATGCCGTCACCGCTGACTTGGTCTGTGTTGTCTACTAACACCCACTCATCATCTGCACTCCACTTGTAGATTACAGGGAAGTTTTCTAAATCTCCGCCATCAATCCATAAGTCGCCAGTTGCTAGTGTTGTTGATCCGTCACTTTGTTTAGTTGGCTCGCTAGCGGTTACCTGAATGTCGTTTGAATATGTTACCCAACCGTTAGCTGATTGATTAACAAGGATGTCAATATTATCTGCACTGACTACGTTATCAAACCATAATGTACCATTAGCTGTTTCGCCCACTACTTCAGTAGCACTTGCTTCGTAACTTAGTACTTCCCAGTTTGTATAAGGCGTATCTGCTGTTAGGTTTAAGTTAGCTGGAGTAAATCCTGAAACGTTACCTGCTGCAAGTAAAATGTCGCGGCCTGAAGTATTAACAATTCTAACTTTTCCGCTTAAATTACTAGCAAGTACATTTGTAGTAAAGCTAACAGTGGCGTTTGCACCTGATAATGCGCTGTTGATGTCTGCTACAATATTGTCTACACTAGCAATACCTGCGGTATTTGAACTCAATGTTACAGGTACTGCTGTTCCCTCGTTTACTGCAATAGTAAATGATATTTTATTTGCATGAGTGCTTACATTTGTAGCACCTAATGCTGCGCTAGATGTAACAGTTAAACTGCTGTTACCGTTGTGACGACGTAGAGTAATTGTTGCATCATCGTTAGTAAAGTCGGCCCAAAGGTCGCCTTCGCTTAAGTTATCACCGTAGATTGTGAAAGCTGAAGCAGAATTAAGATATTGCTCAACAGTTTCGCTAACCCATTGACCCGAAGTTGCATTATAAACTTTAACTACAATGCTTGTACCGTTGTTTGGGCTGCTGACTTGTAGCATTAAGTCGCCTTCAGCTAATGCACCGCCGCCACTCTTTGTTGAAGGTAGGGCAGTATGTCGTGCTGTTTGGAAATCTTTGCCGCTTGCGCTGTCCCAGCCAGCTGAACCAACTACGTACCAAACACCTGCTAACTTGTGATGTAATTTAACTGTAGCAGCAGTATCGCCATCATTTTCAAAATAAACTGCTGCAAATTCGCCGTTTCTACCAAAAGCAGGTTTAATACTTGTTGGTGAGCTCATATCACTTGGAGCAGGCACTTTAACAGTCTGGCGTACCCATGCGGTACCGCTCCAGCTCTTCAGTCCCCATACAGTGTTAGCTGTATCTAACCAATAAGAACCGTTTGCTGCTGCTGCTGATGGTGCAGCAGCACTTGCTGTTAGCTGATCTAAGTCAACGTTTGCTCTCATTACATAAGCACGATTTGCGATACCTAGGAAGCTATAAGCTGCCATTAAGCCGTATTCGTTTAATTCGTGTCCGTGTAGCGGAGTACCGCCACTTGATTTAAAAATTGGATTACCAAAATTTGTGAGCAGGTCTCTTTGGCTGGTAATCAATTGTACCTTGCCTGCTGTTGCTGCTGTAGTATAAGCTGCTGTGCCACTACCGTCTGGTGTGCTCTTATCTTGCGCTGTTGCAATTACGATAAGAGGTACAGTGCCTGTTCCGGCCGGAGCATAAAAGCTCTCGTCGGTAACGCTTACACTTACACCAGGTGAAACTAATGTTGCCATGTTATTCTCCCGTTAATAGGTTAATGTTTCCTATGCAAGTATTTATGCGAAAACGACGAAAACCGGTATTATTTGAATACCGGGTGCAACAGAATAGAAGGTTTTTGCTAAATAGCCTCAGACTGCAACTAAGCGAGGCTTTTTAATATCTAAGTCAATTTCTAGTACACGGTGGTGTAAATCTTCAACCGTACCAGTGTTAAAAATAGTGTAATCAGGTTTGAATCCTACCCAGTTCCATTCACTCTCATGAATATCCCTGTAGCGTGTCTGCATGATCTTTCTGCTTACCGCATTACCAGTGTGTGCGCTAGCAGCAACGTCATACCATTCAGGTAGTTCGCCTCTGCGTACCCATACAATCTTGCCACCCATATTTTTAATTAACTCAAGTTCATTTTTAAAACGAGCGTCGCTGATAACAATGCATTCTCTGTTTAGCGTGTTTTTTCTAATGCGATATTCTAAACTGTTAAGCCAAATATCTTGTGAAAATTGATTACGTAGTACATCAGTGCCTACAAGTTGTAGTGCTAGGCGAGGAGTAAAATTATCGATACCTAGTTTACGAGTCCAAAACATGTCAGGTGTTTCACGAAACTCTCGGCTTTCACCTGTATCGCCCTCTAACAGCTCGCGAGACCACCCAAACACTGCGGCACACATATCTTTTAGTGGAGCGGCAAAACTATCCTTCTTACAACCAAGTTTCACAAATTCTTGTGCAGCAGTATCTTTACCGCTGCCAATAAAACCAACTAAGCCAATGATCATGTTTTAACCTATAATAAAGCCAAGAGGGCTGTTGCCTTCTTCCATATTGTGAATAGCCATTTTGAGATTTTCTAATTCTTGCTGGCCCTCTGCTTTGAGCTCTGAGCCATTTAGCTGAATTGCGCCGCCGGCGCCTGGGAGTCCGCTGGCATACTTGCCACGAGCTTCGCCTAGCATTAGTTTAGACTGTGCTAGCGCATACGAACCTAACCAAGAGCTTGCATAAACATCACCTAATAGTACACTTTCAGGAATAAAATTATAAACGCCAACCATTACTTCTTCTGCATGACCAACATTGCGTAGTAATTTTAACACTTTAGTATTGCGATTCCATAAGAAGTTGTATTCGCTTCCAAACACACGACCAATAGTTTCTTTGTACTGAGCAAACGCATCAAATACTGCTAGGCCGCCAATCTGACCTGCTTGTAGCATGTACATGTTGTTAAATGCTACGTCAAACGGATCAAAGTTTGTGCCGCCGCCGCTGTTAGTACCAACGCCGCGGCGATATAGTCTACGTACTTCCTGCACTTCGTTAGGCAAAGTGTACTCAGTTACGCCGTCCTGAGTTTGAATAAAAATTAAACTTTCTTCAACAGAACCTGAACTAAGTTGACGATATTTAGAAAGTGCTAGATCAATCGCAACATCATAATGTTCTCGATCAAGTTCTACATCTACAATTCCGTCAGCTAGACGAAGTTGTAGCTCACGAATGAGATCCTGTCTGCTTGAATATCCTATACTATTTTGTGCCATAATACTATTTATCTTTTTAGAAAGTACTGATCAGAATAATATGCTCGTTTAGACGACCGTTCATTACTGTTTCTGTAGCACGAATTTCGTCGTATTGCTTTTGCATTTTAGTTCTAGGTAGTTTTCCTGCACCTTTCAGCATCTCAGGCTTACGCACAGTTTTACATACGCTCTTCTTAGGATCAAAACCTACAATACTCGTACCTTTAACAGTTAGCACTTGCCCCATAGAATCAGCTACATAGCAGCCCAGCTTACGATTCTTTGTGTTATAAATCCAAAGTGTGTTACACTCAATGATACTGAGCGGATTAACACTAGCTAGTCCGATACTAGGCTCACTTTCCTTGTACTTAATCCTAGCAACTAGCTTTTCCTTACTCGGCGCTTTCTTAACTCGGGTCTTACGAACAGCCTTGCCTGTGTTAATATATGTATCGCAAGCTGTCATAATCTTTTCAAAGAAAGCTAAAAACTCTTTACGCTTTTTAGCAGTCATGTAAGAGTAGCCTTCTTTGATCTGCTCGTCCGTCCACTCAACTACTTCTTTTGCTTCCTCATATTGACTTTGATACATATCCTTAATAATCTTAGCATGTGCTGCTTTAATAACACCGCTATTAAACACTTGCATTTGAGAGTGCGGATCGAATTGGTTTAGATCAAACTCACCAAAGCAAAGTTGATCAACCGCATCGTCCCACTGCCCACAAAGGTCGGATACTTGCTCACGCATACGCTGCTGAATTGAAATAACAATACCATTGTTAACTTTTTGTTTGGCTTCTGCTGCTTTTACCTTGCTAATTTTTTCAGCCTTAACTAATAGCTCGCTGTACTTCTGTTCTAGGTATACAACAGCAGTGTCTTCGATCTCAGCACCTTTAAGAAAAATATATGCATTCTTACCAACACTTGCAAACTCATATTCTGGGAGTAAATTAAGTAGTGCAGCGTTCTTTTTATCAAAACGCTCACAGTACTTGATAAAACTTGACTGAAGTGTTTTAACTGAAACTTCGTAATGAACATAATACATAGCAGACTGTAATAGTTGCTTGTAGTCCATCATAACTCCATTAGAAGTTTTAAAAGGTTTGATGTCCTTTTTTATCAATCCCCACTCGGGTATACTCATACCGTTTATCGAAAGGTTACGTTTTGCTTTAGCTCGAGCCACATGCATCTCCTATGTATCACTTTAGTTATAAGCATAGCATCAATATGCAAGTTGTCAAGTAGTTTTTATCACTTACCTACACTAAATTTCTTTTTAGCATTAAACGATAGATTGTTATCCACAATATGTTTCCATATTTCGATGGTGCGATCTAATCCTTCATTAATTCCAATCTTAGGTGCCCATCCTAGTTTACTAGAAATTTTAGCGTTAGAGCTGTTTAACAAATAAATTTCACCTGGACGATTGGGCTTGGTATTCCAATTTACGTGTCCGTCCCACCCAATTTTATCTGCAATCACCTGCACATAATCTTTGATCTTTATTGCGTTATTAGGCCCGATACAGAAAATCTCACCTGCACACTGTTCTGGATTAGTAATTACTGTTTCCCACGCATCTAATAAATCGTCAATGTAGATAAAATTGCGATAAGGCTCACCATAGCCTAGATTAATTTCTTTAGGGTTAGTCAGCATCTGATAGATGATTTGCTCAGTAACAAAAAAGTTGTTATCCTTACGACCGTATGCATTTGTTTGACGAATAGCAGTAAAAGGCAAACCATAACTGCGGTGTGCATACTCCAAGTACTTTTCGCAAGCATACTTAGCAACAGCATAAGGAGCATTAGGATTAGGAGGAGTGCTTTCGTCAAATGCAATAATACCTTCTTCTTTGCCTTCTCTGATTAAATCACTAATTGGTTGCCAGCCGTAAACTTCCATTGTGCTAGCAAACACAAAGTTTTTAAGATTAGGTAAATCCTTTGCGATCTCAATTAAGTTAACAGTACCAGTGTAATTAATATCGCTGAAAGTAATCTGTTCATAGAAGCTCTGCTCCACTTCGGTGCGAGCTGCGAGATGTACGATAATATCAGGATTAGATTGGCGTAGCTGAAAGCTAACTTTGTCGTGTGCTCTTAAATCATGTTGCAAAAATTCAAGCTCGTGTTTACCTTGTAAACGCTGTACCATGTGTTGGCCAATAAATCCATCGTGTCCTGTTATAAAAATTTTCATATAAATGTGTCCTTATCTGCAAATCCAGATACTTGTAGTGTGTATCGATTCTCGTTACCAATATTTATTACCGAATGGATCTTGCCTTGTTTAATTACAGCAAAGTCACCTTTTGTGTAATTCATGCAAACGTTATTTTCCATTTCAAAAAAATGACCAAGTTTATGGTCTTGTAAAAAAACATTGATCCGTACTGCTTCTTTGTTTGTTAAATTTATGCGATGTTCATCAGCGTAATGGCATAATTTTATAAACATATCTTTGTGAGGAGGTATAAAATTACCGGGCTTAACTAAGTTCACAGTTACCATACTGTGTTCTAAAATACCAGAAAACATATCTTTTACTTGGTGCGCCCATTGTGGTGCATGGGTATCAAATGCTTGATACACTACGGCACAACGTTGAGGCTCTTCGGGTGCCGGGATGCCTAATTCGTTCCAATTTAGATGAACAACATTAATTTCAGGAAATGTTATAGATTTTAACATATCATCGGTAATAAAATCAATATTGATGTGCCCTTTAATCATAGTCTAACTGTTACCTGCATAGAATAAAAAGGCTCGTCGCCCATATTACCAGCTAAATGCCAGTCATCTTTATCAAACCTAACCCAATCGCCTGATCGCCATTTTACGAATGGCTGGCTGTGTACCTCATAGTAGTGACCCATTTTCCAATCTTCTAACATAATTAAATATCGAGAAGTTTTACCTTTGCCGTATTGTTCTTGAACTTTATAGTGTGCATCAACATGATTAGGCACAGTATTACCCGGTTCAAGTCTGACGATACTTACTACAAAACTTAGAGTTTCGCTAAGACTACTTAGAAGATTCCTAGCTATATCCCATGTCCATTGCGGGCAGTCGCCGTCAAACATCTGCCATATACTGCTGTTATGTTTGTTATAATAATGTTCTAGATTACTATATTGGCAGTAACACTGTTGCAAATCAACAAAGGTTAACTGCTCTAAGTCTTTAGAACCCACATCAATATCTAGATGCCCGTACTTAATCACAGTAACTTTCTAACGTACCTTTGCGGCGTAGGTCAAGTGTAGCGCAGTGAATACCACCGCTTAGTGTCATACTATGACGGAAACGAACTGGTACACTATCAATGCTGTACTTGCTAAGTTCACGCATTAGTGGTTCTTGTGCGCTGTCGCAGATGATTGTGTTTTCGTTTACACTGAGAATATTCATACCAATGTAAGGACTGCACGGTGCAATGTATCCTTGGTCGGCAAGTTTACTACCTTGTACAACACAATCGTCAAACCAAATCTTATCCCACTTCTTAAAGATTTCTGGGCAGTTGTCTGGTGTTACTCGACTACTGTTTAGTAGTACTAGACCAGGACGTAGAGGAATAATTGTGCTGTCAAAGTGTGCATAACTATAAAGCTCGCTGTAATGTAGCTTATAACCCATAGGCTCTAAGAAACGCTTGAGCCACTTGTAACCTTTCATGTTACCACTGTTGCTAACTTGATACAACAAATCGCGACCTACACGTACAATATTTGGCGCATCAAAACAAATTTCGTGATCCATCAGTGTTGCTTTACTTAGATCTTCAAATTGATACATGTTATCATGTAGCTTCGGCTTAGGTGCTTGCAACCATAATGCGCCATCTTCAAAGGCCTCATATAAAATATCTTCATAAAGTCTAGTTTCAAAATATCTTGCGCGAACTGGGGTTGGCGTTTCGATAAGCATGTCTGCTAATGGTAAGATTAAATCGCGGGGACACCAGCTATACCACCCCTTGGTATTCCAGCCTTGCCCAATATCGTAATTAACATTATCCCAATCAATAATCTTAGGACGATGAACTTTAACACCCATCTTAGTGAGCGTATCTGCTAAACCATCAGCGTCTTCGTTAGCTTCGTCAATCACCCACTGCGGGTAGGTGCCTTCTAGAGGTAAAACTTTTTCTCTAGGTTGATTCGCATAACTAAAGCTGTGTGCGCTTATGTCTGTAGCAATGCGACTATGATGTGCATGGCCTACAATAATTTCCTCTAGTGGATCCCAATCGTTGTGTGAATTAACTATCATATGTCTGTGTCTCCGAGATACTCACTAATACAAACCCTATTGTTACCAGGAACACCTCTGTTAAATTGTTGGTATTCTTCGCCGCCTAAACCAAAAATTACTGTATCAGTATAAACTAAATTACGTTCTTCGCATACATGTTCATACTTGTCCTGATAAGTTTCCCAGTTCCAATCAGGGCTAAAACTTTTCATAAAGTGAACGCCTAAGCTCATGCTGAATTTATTTTGCATATCCACTTCATTTAACATACTTATTCCGTCATCAGCATAAGTTTTAGTAAACCTGATGCCAACTCTATGATTTTCCAATGTATAAAACGGCTTACTAAGACTACAGGTTATTTCTTGTATTGCTGGATAGCTTAAATCGAGATGTATATTTTTAGATATACCCCAATATGCTAAATCTAAACAAACAGGAATATCATTTATAGCGCATATGTTTAAGATATCATTAAACTCTGGATGCATACATCCGTAGTCGCTAAAAGGAATACTAATTAATAGTGCATGTAACCCTTTACCTTGTATTTTATTTACAAGGTCATCATAATTATTAGCATATGTAAAGTTAATATGTTTACCTAAACATGCATGATATTGAAAGTCTCCCGTCAAACAGATAATTTGTTTGTCCGATGCATGTTTTAAAATAAAATGATCAAATGTCTGACTAGTACCTTGTGTATAATCAGCAAACTCAAATTCATCTAAACCTTTTATGGTTTTTGTATCAGAATATTCAAGCCAATTTCTCCAAACTTCTGCGTATTCGTCGAGAGAAACATCACGATAAACATGATTGTCGTAATGTTGCTTTATTGCTAGATTTTTGATTGGGCGGGCGCCGCGGACTGCTTTAGTCATAGCAATATTTATCGGCATTATAACACCAGTTAATTTATTTCAGAACAGTTCAGATAAATAGTATTATGCCAAGACTTTCACTGTGGAATCCAATTAAAACTAACGACTACAAGTTTATTGATAAAGTTGTAGGCGAACATCTTCATGCTGGTGGTACTGGAGTGCATGTTCATAGATATTTAGGGGTACACGAAACTCCGGATTCTGGCGATCCTACTCGCCCCAGCAGTGCTGCAAATAACACTGAAGTGTTTATTCAGGACTTATTATTTTTAGAAAACAGAGATCGTAAGTACGATAAAACAATCTATGAGCTAAGGGGCCAGTATAACATACAAGATAACGACGGATTTGATTTAACCCAATTTGGTGCATTCTTAGCCAATGATACTGTATTTTTAACTTTTCACATCGAAAGCATGGTCGAAGCTATAGGGCGTAAACTCATGCCCGGTGACGTGCTAGAGCTACCCCACTTGCGCGACGACTTATTACTAGGCAGTGAAGATGCTGTTAACAGATTTTATGTAGTACAAGAAGGTGCTAGACCTGCAGAAGGTTATGATCCTCGATGGTGGGCGCACTTATGGCGAGTTAAATGTGGACCAATTAGCGATAGCCAAGAATATCGAGATATTCTGGGTACAGGCGAAGAAGAAGGCGACTTACGTAATCTTATCAGCAAGTATCAAAACGAAATTACAATCAATGATGCTATTTTAGCTCAAGCGGAGCGCGATGTTCCGTACGATCCGCAATACAGAAACAACACACACTTATACTTTGACCCCGAGGTTCCGGACAAGCCTGTAATTGGGTTTGACTTTGGAGCAAGCGACGGTCAGCCTCCGAATGGTCTAAACATTGTTGGCAGTGGGACAAGTTTCCCACCCAGTGGAGTAAGTGACGGTGATTATTTCTTAAGAACTGATTTTACTCCTAATAGGCTATTCCAAAAATCAAGTAATAGATGGATACGTGTAAGTGACGATGCTCGTAGTGCATGGGCTGCTGCGAACAGACTACTTACATCATTTATTAATAATGACAATTTTACAATTAATACAGGCGGTGAGATTACATCTGAAAAGACCAATCTCAGCAAAGTAGTTAAGCCAAAAACGGATAATTAAAAAGGAGTAACCAATGGCTACAAAATTAACAGAGCATTTCACTTTAGAAGAAATGACAGCATCACCAACAGCTAAAAAGCTAGGTATACCAAATACACCAACACCAGAGCATATTGAAAATATGCGTTATTGCTGCGAAAAGATTCTTGAGCCTGTACGCAAGCACTTTGGTAAAGCAGTAACAATCAATTCAAGCTATCGTGCGCCTAAGGTTAATGTTGCGGTAGGTGGTTCAAAGACTTCACAACACGTTAACGGTCAAGCTATTGACTTTGAAATCAATGGTATTTCAAACAAAATCGTAGCAGACTGGATTGCTGATAACCTAGAGTTTGACCAAGTAATTTTGGAATTCTACGTAGAAGGCGATAAGAACTCTGGTTGGGTACACGCTTCTATTAAGAAAGAAGGCGGTAACCGCAAGCAGAAGTTGATCGCAAAGAAAGACGGTAAGTCAACTAAGTACTTGCCAACTAACGATTTTGACCCAACAAACGCATGGAAGAATCTTTAAGGAGCACACATGTCAGTTAAAATTTTACAAGAAAAAGTCGGAACTAAAGCAGATGGTGCATGGGGACCAGGCACACTAAAGGCTGCACAAGCATTTTACAAACTAAGTGATGTAAGAGCAGCACACTTCTTTGCACAATGCGCTCACGAGTCAGGTGGATTTGTAACATTCAACGAAAATCTAAACTACGGTGCTAAAGGTCTACGTGGTATCTTTGGTAAGTATTTTCCAACAGATGCCCTAGCAGCACAGTATGAGCGTAAGCCAGAGAAGATTGCCAACAAAGTTTATGGTGGCAGAATGGGCAACGGCCCAGAAGCATCGGGCGACGGATACAAGTATCGCGGTCGTGGTGCTATCCAGTTGACTGGTAAGAGCAACTACGAAGCATTTGCTAAGTATCAGGGTGACCCTGAGATTGTTTCAAACCCAGATGTTGTTTCTACAAAGTATGCGTTTGAAAGTGCTATGTACTTCTTTGAATCAAACAAGCTGTGGGCTATTTGCGACAAGGGTGTAAACGATGCAGCTATCCTAGAGCTCACAAAGCGTATCAACGGTGGCACACACGGTTTAGACGATCGTAAGGAAAAGACCAAAAAGTACGCTGGCTGGTTAGCATAAGGAAAACATAATGGCAGGTAAGAACTTAGACTTTTGGTATGATGAACAGATAAAACGTTATCTGATACAAATTATCAGAGTGTTTTCAAACTTTCAAGTAAAAGAATACACTAAGAACGGTGTAAGTTACAACCGTGTGCCTGCTCGTTATGGTGATTCAAGCAGACTTGTGGCGCATTTGTTACGCAATAACAGCGAAAATATTGTTAACAATGCGCCACAGATTGCTGTGAGTATTCAAAGCATACAGCCTGCTAGAGATAGAACTGCTGAACCGTTTTTGGTAGACACTCAGCAAGTTGCTGAAAGAAATTTTGATACAGACAATAACAGTTATACTAGTGAACAAGGTAACTTATACACTACACAGCGTTACATGCCTGTTCCTTATAATATGACCATCCAAGTAGATATATGGACGACTAATACTGATACTAAGTTACAACTTCTAGAACAAATTTTTGTTATTTTTAATCCTAGTATACAGTTACAGAGCAACAGTAACCCACTAGATTGGACCAGTGTGTTTGAAATAGAGCTCACCGACATTACGTGGAGTAGCAGAGGCATTCCAGCTGGTGTTGATGAGACGTTAGACATTGCAACCATGACATTTAGTGTACCAATTTGGATTAGTCCTCCTGCTAAAGTAAAACGTCAAACCATCATTCAACAAATTGTTGCCGATATACATAAAGTAAATGATATTTCAGTTCTTGGTTATGATCAAGCATATGCTGACTTTTTTGGAAATATACCACAACAAGCCGAAGTTGTTGTTACTCCAGGTGACTACAAAGTATTAGTATCAGGTGCAACTGCTACACTAATTGCGCCAAATAACAATGCAGCTATTTGGAAAGATATTATCGAAATGAAGGGCGAACTTTCGATGACTAGTTTGTTAAAACTTAACATCAGCAACGACAGCGACAGTGATGAATTTCTTGTTGTAGGCAGCGTGGTTGCTAATCCGTTAAACAACACATCATTAATTTTTAATCTTGATGTTGACACATTACCGTCGAACACTTTAGCTGACTTAACTAAGATTGTTGATCCTACTGCTAGTAGTCCAGGAGATGGACTAGACACAGAAGAATTAGGTCAACGATACTTAATAACAGAATCAATTAGTGCTAGCGGATATCCCAGCTGGAATGTAGATGCTAACGAAAACGATATTATTCAATACGATGGGTCTAACTGGACTGTAGTATTTAATTCTGCCGCAGTTACATCAACTCAATATGTTACCAACGATTTTACATCAAAACAATTCAAGTGGACTGGCAGTTCATGGATAAGTAGTTATGAAGGAGAATATAATCCTGGCTACTGGAGACTTGTACTGTAATGACAACTGCCGCGGGCGTGGTATTTTTAGCAAAAGACACTGGTCGCTGCTTATTACAATTACGCAACTCAGATAAGAGATTTAAAAATACCTGGGGATTCTGGGGAGGCATGATTGAAAAAGGCGAGACTGTCTACGAATGTATCCAGCGTGAGCTCACAGAAGAAATTGGTTTTGTACCCGAACTTGCAAAATTAAATCCTATTGACGTTTATCAAAGTCGTGATAAAAACTTCTACTATTATAGTTTTGTATATCTAGTCCAAAAAGAATTTAGTCCTGTACTAAACGACGAAAGTGCAGGTTATGCCTGGGTTAATATAGGTGTTTGGCCGCAACCTTTACACAACGGTGCCCGACTAACATTAAATAAGAACGGCGGAACTGAAAAACTACACACTATTCTTGCTATTAATCGAGAATAAATAGTAAGATGAGTGATGATGTAGTTGATTTCGTACTGTTAAGAATACAGCACGAATTACAAAAATATGCTAAATCCAAAACTATACCTTTTGATTTATTAGAAGGTGCATATTCAATTGACGATATAAAAGTTTATTATTATGGCCAACTTTCAGAGGACTACAAAAAGATTGCTGATGCACTCATTAACGATTACGAAAAGAAAATAAAAAAAAATTTAGATAGCTTAAAACTTGCGTTAAGGAAAGACTATACTAGCACAATTAATCTGCTCGAAACCGACTCATCAGATTTTAAATTTCCCTCTGTCTTATCAAAATATCGACGCAATATAAATCCGATTCGAGCATTGTTCTATGAAATAAGAGAGCTGGTTAGAAGTTTTAATACTGATAACGAATATCATCATTGGCTTTATGGTTTAATTACAGACAACGATTATAATAACAAAATAATAGATGCTCTAAGCATAGATATTAAACGACTAGAAAAAATAGTTAGCAGATATTATCTACCTATGACAAAATATACAGATAAAATACCGCTAGAACTATTTCATGCTAGACAACTAATAAAAGACTTTCAACACTATAAAAATACATTTACTCGTATTAAATATTGGAATCCTGACGAGTAACTGGAATAAAATTTTTACTAGCGTATTCTAAATCGTTGTCTTTTGCGCGAGCCAGTACTTCGGATGCAAAAGATAAATTTTTAGTTGCTAGTAATATTTTATTATTAGCTATTACAAAATAGTTACCGTTATTATATTCAAGTTTAATCATTTTGATGTAGCCCTGTATACGCCATCAAAATCTTTAGGCGGTTTTTCGGATGTACGTTCTGCCATCATAGTATAATATCCTTTTAGCTCTCCACTCCATATGCCAGTCATCGCTTCGCACATGTTTCTTGCTCGATTCCAATCGCCGCTGCGGTAAGCGGCTAACATTTTGTTGTGTGCAATTTCTGCTTTGTCATCAAACTTCTCTAGCACCGTGTAAATTTTTACAGGTTCTGTTTTGCCTTTTACTGCGAGTAAATCGAGCTCAATGACTTGGTATGTTTCTTGCACATATTCAGCCGTTTTTGGTCCGATAATGATTTTAACTCCGTAGGGTTTGGATTGACCTTCAAGGCGAGCAGCAAGATTAACCCCATCGCCAAGACAGGTATAATCAAAACGCTGATCGCTGCCCATATTGCCAACAACCACAGTATCAGTATTGATACCGAGACCCATACCAAAAGCTGGGATACTTTCTGCCTTAATTTCTTCATTGAATTCCTTTAGTGCTGATAACATTTGAAATGCTGTTCTAACTGCATCTTTGGCGTGCTGCTCGTTGTTCACAGGAGCATTCCAAAACGCCATTTGGGCATCGCCAATATACTTATCAAGCGTACCTTTGTTCTCAAGAATTGCTTTAGTCATTGCAGTCATATAGCGATTCATAATCTTAGTTAGACCCTGAACATCTTTACCGTAGTGTTCGCTAATTGTAGTAAAGCCTCTTACGTCTGTGAACATGATGCTTAGTTCTTGTTCGTTGCCACCAAGCTGTAATAGCTCTGGTTGACGTTGTAGCTGTGCTACTAGGTCTGGGCTTAGGTATGTGCCAAACTGTTTCTTAATTTGCTGCTTCTGTAAGAACTCGCTTACAAACTTAACACCATACACATGGAGGGCAACAAGGATAAGACCCAATGCGGTTGCTGTTGCATCTGTAAGCATGTTGTGGTTAACAAACAACCAATAAGAGCCACCGATGCTGGTAGCAATGCCCGCAACGGTGGTGATTAAACCCACATATGTCCAGCGTGATAGTAAAATTATAATTAAGCCCAGTGCTAATAACGCAGCAATTTCTGCAAAGTCTGCATAGTCTGGACGTTGAATGTTTACGCCGTTAAACATAGTACCAACTACTGCTGCCTGTAATTCATGTGGATGAACTGGGCCTAGTGCTGTTGGTACTGGGTTACTAATACCTGCTGCTGTTGGACTTACAATAACAACAGCACCTCTAAAATCTTTTGGTAATTTTGCTAAACTTGAACTTTGTGATTTTTGACTCCAGTCAATCCACACACGGCCTAAACTGTCTGTGGTCACTGGGCCAAACTGTGGGATACGCATTTTTTCTACGCCTAGTTCATTTAGTTTGATTTGAAAACTAGGATCACCTGCAACAACACGAAGTACTTCTAAACTTAGTGCAGGATATAATGTTCCGTCTACACTGGCTACTAATGGTACGCGGCGATTAACGCCATCAATCTCAGGTAATGTGTTAACTGTACCTGTACCGATCGCTAGTCCTTCATAGTTAGGTAAGTTAGCAATGATACCAGGATATTGAATTACTGTATCTAAATACTCTGGCCCCATGATTGCTGCACCAGCTTCACGAGGATTATTTTTTGAAGTTTCACTAGGCACATTTGGCAGTATAACTGGATACTGTAACATTACAGCTTCCATAGCCTTGTCTCCTTTAAAGCGATCCGGCTCTGCCATTAACACGTTGAATACCACTAAGCCTGCGCCTCTGGCATAAAGATCTTTTACTATGCCTGCATATTGATCACGGGGAAATGGCCACTGACCGTATTTGTCCAATGCCGCTTCGTCAATGTTTACAGTATGAATGTTGTTAACTGTGGGCGCTTTGCTAGTAATAAGTGTATCAAAATATCTTAAGCGAACACTTTCAACAAAGCTAGGATCGACTGCTCTAAGACCAACAATTAAAAACAGTGTGATTAATGCAGTCCATGGACTTAGTAAAATTTTCTTTAACATGTTATTGTCCTTGTGTTACTGTGATTGTGCCGCAACCTCCTGCGGTTGCACAACTGTGGGTTATAGAATAGAAGTTTTGTGTAGTGCCACTTTGTGTTAGGCTAATACTTGTTGGGTTACCTGACAAGTTAATTAAAGCCATATGGCCTGCGCTTCCTTCTTGAAGAACGGTAACAGATTTGCTACCGCCGGTTAATGCTAGATCCAGATAATGATTGCCATTATCTTTCTGTTGGATATTTATCGTATTGTTATTATTTGCCACTGTAGCAAAGATTCCTTTTGCACCACCAGTGCCAGTTTGACTTAGTGTTAAACTGTTACTGCTACCGTTAACTGCTAAATCCATATAATTGGTTACTGCATTACTTGTGCCGCTTTGTGTAGCGTTCACTGTATTGTTATTGCCGCTACTGTAATATTTGAAATAGTTTTCTCTAGTACCACTTTGTGTTACAGTGATGTTATTACCTGAACCAATCTGTTCAATAATAACTTTAGAATCTTTTACTGTTCTACTTGAGAACGTATTAACTTTGTTTGTATTAACAGTGTTAGCGTTAAATGAATCACCGCTGCCTCCACAGCAATATGTTGGACCTGTTGGCTCACTAGGAGGAGGCGGAGCAGTACTACCTGGATTAGGCTGAACTGATGTAAACTCTTGTCCGTTAAGCTGAGTAGTACCTATAATTTCGTCAATGAATAGGATTGGACTTAGTGCAGTATCACCTAAGTTAAAAGATATAAATGCTAGATCGTAAGTGCCTGTAACGGTTACAGTAATAACAATCTGCTGCCAACCAGTTGAACCATAACTACCAGTTGAATAGTTACCAGTTCCCGGATTTGTAAAACCTAGCAATGCATATTTTTGCTGACCGTTAACTGTAACAGGTCCTGCAGGTCCGGTAACTACAACCATCGAACCATCGTTGTATGGAGTATAGTCTGTGCTTACATAATTCCATCCATAGGTATAAGTTTTACCTGCTTCTAACACTACACTACGTCTAGCAAACGAAGCGTTGGTTGGATACATGTTACCATTTGCGTAAATGGTATTTTTAATTGATGTTGTTTCAGAACTAGTAAAGCCGAGTGTTGTCATCGAAGAGTCAAACGATGGAGAACCACCGCCTGCTTGAATAGCTAACATGTATGTTCCGTAAGGAGTAACAGTCCAGCACTTGCCGCCACCAGGACAGTAGTTAGTCATACCTGTTGTTACTTGTGCGCCAGAACCACTATCGCTCCAGCCATTGGTCTTTACTGTGGTACTGCCATTACTAACAGTCCAGTTAGTATAGTTGCCATTTTCAAAACCCATGTTTTGTGCCGCGGCCGGTGCACTTATGAAAAACAATAGTGCTGCTAATATCTTTCTCATTTGCTCTGCCTAATAGTTACTGTGTTACCAGAGTTAGGTGCTGCGCCCCATCCTAACTTTCCTTCATCGCCATTATGCACAATGGTTAGACTTAGATTTGAACTTAGTCTTGCTCGTACTTCTGCATAGTGGTCGCTTTCTGTTGTTCTATAGAATGTTACATAAGGATTTGCTTCAATACAAATAATTTTATCAGAGCAAGTTCCTGATCCGCCTGATCCTGCAGATATAGCTATTAATCTTTCGTCGTTTTTATCTGCTGTGTTTCGATCCGCATTAGCCATTCGTGTCACAATTTCTTCTTCGTTTTCCTCAAACTCGTTTTCTTTAGACATTTTAGCAATTTGTTCTTGAATTACTTCTGGCGGACTAATAATTAAGTCATTAGTAACTTCGCTGTCAAAGCTGATTCTAGGATCAATGCTGGTTAACTTTAGTGTGACTGGAGGATTTGGTAATGAGTTGAAGCTGTCTACATATGTTGCACTAAATGCATCATTTAGTTCAACCGAACCGGCTGCGTTCTCTACTATAATTTTACCTGTCTGACAATTTAGCAAACGTTCCTCGTCTGTTTTAATTGTTTCATTTTCATCACGGCAGCTAGGTACTAGAATAACTAAGCTTCTGCCTAGTTCGTCCACTGTCATATGGAAATCTGTGCCGCGGACTGCGATTGCAGCACTAGGAGTTCTGATGTTAATTCGCTGAGGGTTTACTTTAGCAATTTGCCCACTAGCATAACGAACTGTACCCATAGATACCTTCATTGCTAATCTGCCAGCATCGCTCTTTTTAGGATCATACACAAAATCGTCAATCACTAATCGACTGTTTTCTGTAATTTTTACTTTAGTGTTGTCCTTAAAATTAATATTTAACGTAGTACCCTTACGAGTACTAACGATGTCATTAGATATAATACCGGTGTTAAGTTTCCCGGCAATAACTTGTTTGCCTCGTTGAATAGAGGAGTCAGGGCCGGCTTGAGTCGAGATTTTACCAATCTGAGCCCAGGCCGGCGCTGCACAAAATAAACACAATACTATTGCTAGTTTGCGTAACATCTATTAGTTACTCGTAGTTACGTTGATGACGTTACTGCCGCCGTTAACCTTGATATTTACTGTTGTGTCAATTGTTCCACCTTGTGTAGTAGTAATTTGGTTTAATGAACCCGAAATTAATACCTTAAGGTCGTGCCCAGTAACACCTGCTGAACCAGTTTGTGTGTGACGTAGAATGTTACTATCACCACTGATATCAACATCAAGTTTACCGTTGCTGCTAGTTAGGGTGTACTCAAGGTCGTTTAGATTACCAACAATTTTTGTTTTGCTGTTAATAGCACTACCTGCGATTGTTTCAACTAACTTGTTGCTGTTACCTGTAATAGTTTGATCGATGGTAACACCTGTACATGCTCCGGCACTAGTGCCACATGTTACAGTAATATCATTACCATTACCTGTTACAGCACTAGTATATGTGTTTGAATTACCTGTTACCTTATAATTTGCTTTATTGTTATCACCAGTTTGGGTCATTGTTACTGTATTACTGTCGCCAGTAACAGTAGCATAATCACTTGAACTTACGCCGATGTTGTTGCCACTACCCGATTGTGTTAAGGTAACTGTATTGCTACTACCAACTTGATCTATAAAGATTTTGTTAGTTGTGTTAGTTACCTGAGCAAAAGCACTGGTAGAGCCTAAAGCCATTACAAGACCTAATAGTATGCCTTTGAATGTCTTAGTCATTGACTCTCTCCTGTTTTAGTTGTTACGCCGGAATCATCTTTTGATTCTACGGCGGTTTTCTTCTCTTTACCTCTAAGTGTGTTTTTTAGCTTATTAAGAATTTGTGCTTCTTCTTTAGCTTTCTGTTTAGCTTCCTGATCTAATCTAATTTCTTCTACAGATTTTGGATCGTAGTCCCAGAAACCTTTTTTCTGTCCTTCGCGAATCATTTCAACTACTGCGGCTTCAATAGCCATATTAGTTGCGCGATTGGCACTTTCGTTTACGCCCATACCAATTTCAGCTTCAACTGACATTGTGCCGGCTTCTACAAATCGTAATACGCCTATCTTATCCATATAGCTGTAAACTGTTTTAGTTGTAGTGATACTTACAAGTACTTCGCCTGTTGTAACACTAATTACTCGTAAACTTACTGTAATCATGTCTGCTTGATATTGTGTTTGTGGGCCAATACCAAGTATACGCATACCGCTACCACCAGTAACAACATTACTGTCGTAACCTACAATCCCGCCTTCAATTAGCACACCTGCAAACAGCATGGGGGGCATTGGCTTTGCGTTTTCACCTTCGTAAATTTCCCGCATCTGGCGGATCATTTGACGTTCTTTCATTAGGTTGTCTAAGCCTACACGCTCAACAACTTTAAACCAGCTACCATTACCTACATCTTGAAGAGCCTTAATTAGGTACGACTCTGCGCCTTGTGTTACTGCACTGCTTAGATGAGCAATCATTGGGCTTGCTTTGCGCTGTCCTGTTCTATCTAAGAAACTATACACCGCAACAACAACTGGTCCGCTTGCTGGTTTTGGCAATACAAATTCTGGCTTGTTTATTGTTGTACGTTCTACTTTTGCATCCTGAAACTGAGTTTTAGTTAAAACTCGATCCATTTGGGAATAGCTTGCACAACCGCTGAGCGCAAGACTTGCGCTTGCTAATAATGCTATTGATAGTTTTTTCATATTAGCCACCACCTGCTGCTCCTACCATTGTTGCAACTGGTACTTTAATAACTGTTACAGTACCGTCAGCATCAGTGATAGTTAGCGTAATAAAATTACCGTCTTTTTTGTAAGACACTGTACCACCAGTAGGGAAGTCTAAAACACCCTCACTGATACCACTTTCACCAAATATGTTATCTGTGATTTGTTTTGCAAGTTCTTGATACATTCTACTTTCAAGTGCTTGCTTAAAACGATAAATCGGATCTTGCATTAATTTTAATTCGGCTTTTGCATCAGCTTGCGCTTTTTCGTCTTTGATTTTTTGTTTAGCTGCTTGTTCTTGATTGTATATACTAATCACATGCTGAGTATAACCAATGCCACTAAATGATGGGCTGTTAAATTGGTGAACTAATTCACTAGCCGCAACAGGTGTAGCAGAAACAAACAACATGCTAACGATAAAAAGTTTTATTTTACTTGTCATGTTCTGTCTCCTCATTTTCAATTTTTGTTCTTTTCACCTGTGTAGTGTTTACTTTTTCTTTAAGAGTTTCTAACTCTCGGTCTTTGTCCGCTTGCTCGATGATCTTTTGCACCGATCTATATTCTAATACAACATTAACTTTTTGTTGTAGTCTAATCATATCTTGATCTAACATTCGAGTTTTATCAATTACTCGGATAAGAGCAATGTGCATGTCATGTAACGCTGGATCAATGTGTTCGCCAATAAATGTCCATATAAAATAGATAAAGTAGCCTAAGCCGACCATAGCTACTATTGGGAAACCGTACTGATTGATTAGATCTGCTACTCCGTCCATTATTTGCTCTCTTCGATTACTCTAACTAACGTTAGTCTATTGTCTTCATCGACGTGAGCTACAAACTTATCACCAGCTTTTATATCTAGTAATGAAGGATTTAATTCTTTATCAAATCGGATGTTACCAAATACTTTTTCAAATACATAATCTACAAATAACATTAATCTCTCCTTGCGTCTACTTTACCATCTTCTACAAAGTTTGTGGCTCTGGAGATGCGTTCAATATCAGGACGCAATTCTAATGCGCTACTAACTAACAAATCAATCTTCATCATTTCATTACTCATAGTGGTAGCACGATTTTCCAAAGACTTACAAAACATGGTTAGAGTTTTAACCTGTTCTACTACGCCTTCAAGTAACTGTCTGATTACAAGGAAAATGAAAAAACCCATCGCAAGAGATCCTGCAATAGGCGCACCAACTTCTGCTATAAGCTTAAAAATTTCTTCCACATCGATTCCTTTAACTTAAAATAAGTTATTAAAGTGTATGATGTATATGTGGGTGAGTAAGTGAGTACTGTACTACAAGTTGTGTAATAGTATTTATCACAAAAAAGAAAAGGCGCACCAAGTACGCCTTTTCTATTGTTTTAAAGTGTAGTGTTAATTACATTAAGTTGATTAATGCTTCAACTACACTTTCGCCATTGTCGCTTGAACCAATTGCTTTACCAATAATTGTACCAGCCTTAGCAGTGTTATTAGCCATTGCATGACCCTTAACACTGCTAGCAACTAGTAAATCACCCTTAGCAACTGGGCCAACTACCTTAACTGGTACACGACCAGTTAGTGCAATATATGGGTGAGTATCGTTATTACCAGCAGCACTGTTCATCATGTATGCTGGATCTGTTGAAACAACACCTGCTACAGCATGATCGTTTTCATGATCACATGCAGTAATTTCTTTCTCACCACCAAAGCACACTACTGTACCTGGTTCTAAGATTGCGTCAGCTTCATAACGTTCTGCTAAGTCAGCGTAACGTGCGCTTGATGCGGTACCTTGGAAGATAACTGCATACAAGTCACCGCTAGCGTCACGAGCAGCGACCTTACTTGCGGTAGCTGTAGTTGTAGCATCAACTGCAAGAGTTAGTGTTGCTCCTTCACTGCCTGCACTGCCTCCAGTAATGTATGCACCATTTGCAACGCTGGCAACATAGTTACCAGTTGTATCTGTACCTAGTGCAACACTGTTTGCAGCAATAGTTGTAGCAAATGACAAGTTACCTGAACCGTCAAAGTCTCCGCTTACACCAGTTACGTCACCTGTCAACGTAATTGTTCGCGCTGTTGCCCATTTTGTAGCTGTACCAGCGTTACCAGTTGTGTTCTGGTTACCTGCGGTATTAACACCTGGAAGATCAATAGCAGCCGAACCGTTAAACGATACACCACCAATTGTTCTAGCTGTTGCTAGTGTAGTTGCTGTACCAGCATTACCTGTTACGTTACCTGTTACGTTTCCAAAGAAGCTACCAGTTGCTGTAACATTATTAAACGATACGTTACTAGTTGTGCCAACTGCTTGGCCGATACTAACTTGACCTGAGCTTATTGCAACACCGGTACCTGCACTAAAGTGAGCTCTTACTTCTGTTGCACTTGGTCCGGTGTATGTGATTACACCAGTGCCGCTGTTATATGCAAGTGAGCCGTCGCCGCCTGCGTCAGTTACACTGATTGCACCTCTTGCAAGAGAATCAGTGTACTGAGTAATTGTTGTAGCAATTACACCACTAGTATATGTAATACCAGTGCCGCCACTTAAGCGTGCATCAATACGAGTATTTGCTTCGCTTTGACTCGGACCAGTATAAGTGATTACACCAGTGCTATTATCGTAACTTAAACTGCCATCACCGCCTGAGTCGGTTACGCTGATGTTACCACGAGCTCTTGCTGCTGTAAAGTATAGGTTTGTACCTTCAGTTAGATTAGTTGTGCTATGATTAGCAATGCTACTCACTGTACCAGTTACGTTACCAGTTACTGCGCCTTCAAACGTAGCAGCAACAAATGTTTCTGCACCAACAGTCCACTTATCAGCAGTTTCATCCCAAACAAGCGTCTTGTTTGTTGATGTGCCTCGCTCAATTTCAATACCTGCATTTTGACTCGGTGTGCCGGCTTCGTTACTGTTTAACAGAATAATGTTATCAGCTAAGTTAATTGTTTCAGTGTTAACTGTGGTTGTTGTACCACTTACAGTTAAGTCACCACTAACAGTCACATTGTTAAATGTTACGTTGCTGCCTGTGCCAACTGCTTGCCCAATTGCAATAACACCAGATGTATATGTAACACCAGTGCCGCCACTTAGGCGTGCATCAATGCGAGTGTTTGCTTCTGCTTGGCTCGGACCTGTGTATGTAAATACACCTGTTGAGTTACTGTAGCTGAAGCTGCCGTCGCCGCCTGCATCAGTTGCACTAAACAATGCTCGTGTATCAGTGTTTGATGATGCTGAACCAGCGACTGCTACGTTGGCGCCGCCGAATGTTAGTACACCACTAGTTATACCTAGTGCTACGCCATCAATAATCAACGAGTTTGGTCCTACGTAAACATCGTTCCATACTCTTGTGGGACTTCCTAAACTGTATGTATTATTTGCACTTGGCTCTAAGTTACCAGTCCAACCAGTGCCGCCGTTGGTTACATCATAATATGCTGTATTAACTGCCACGTTGTCTGCGTTTACAGTGATACCTGCGCCTGCGCCAACATTAATATTTGCATTACCGCTGGTTGCGCCCCCGGAAAGCCCGTTGCCTGCTACAACTGCGGTAATGTCAGCACCGCCCAGTGCTGCAACTTCGTCGGCTCTAGCTAATGGATAGCCGCCTGCTGTTGTACCATCGTGAACTACTACTGTATTCTTTTGTGTATCGATAGTAAGTTCGCCAGCTAGGCCAGTGAAACTAGCGTGTTGGGCGGTATTACCACGACGTCTCTGAATTGCTGTTGCCATTCTAAATCCCCTAAGAGTTAAACGTTATTGTTATGCATATTTATCATTTATTTTATAATCAGCAGTTCTAACTCATCGTTCAAATCTTTTACTTTGATCCAATTGTTATTAACTAGTTGACCTTTATAAACTGGCGCCGATCCTAATATGCAAACCGCCGCCCAGCTTTTTCTTTTTTCTCTGCCTAGATATTCTTCGGAGCTATCCCAAGTATGATCTACTACAGATTTCTTTAAATCATTACCATTATAATCTGTTTGTATTTCTACAGCATTATCCGGTAATGCAAAATCCTTTGACAAACTATGTTTGTAAAAACTTTTTAATTTTGTTGTTTCTATTTCTAACCATTCAACAATATTGTATTTTATAGTTTTATTTCTATACTTTTTGTGCCAATGGTTCCATGCAGTATTACCCACTACCGCGGCGTCAGGTACTACTACCCCTACAATTTTATCGCCTTCGTCTGCAACTCGGAGTTGACCGTTAGCATCTAGTGTAACTGTAAAACCGTTACGATCTTCATTTCTACTGTTGCCATCTGCCCACTCAAACATTTCTGCATAGCAGGTTCCTTTGCTATAATATGAACCATTTGCAAATACGCTGCCTGTGCCGTCGACACGGAAAGTTTCTGTGTCAGTATCGGCATGTACACTAATAGCGTTCCAACGATTGTTTAGTGGAGTTGTTGCTGTAACACCGATTGCAGTATGATCGTACTCCAATGTGGGTATATCAATTGACACTGCATCAGCATCATTAAATCTATGGTAGACTCCGAGTGTAGCATCATTGACTTTGCTCATACTACCTAGTGCGGCGCTGCCATCACTGAAAATATTAAAGCCCTGACGATTCATTCTGCTTACGGCACGGAATACAAATGTCTTATCATCGTCGCCATCGCCTTCTACAATCACACCGCGTGTTGCGCCATCACCACTAGTTGGAAGGTCTGCTTCACTGGTATAGCCTGATCTAAAATGGGCTGAGCCTTTGCCGTAACTTCTTGGACTTTTTGTACCGGTTGCTAGCTGTCCGTTTTTACCTACAAGTAACACTACGTCGTTTCCTGTTGAAAACAACAAACCATCATCGCTAGCATCAATAGCATAAGGCTTTGAGCCCGTAAGAACAATGCGATCTCTGCGTTCTTCTGCTGCGCTGTTAATTTTTTCTAACGCTACTTGCATTTTTCCTTCAAACTCTGCTGTTAATTTTTTTGTTACTGCTTGAGTAATTTCCTCAGTCAATGCCGCAACATCAATCTTAGGTTCAACTACTTCTTCAACTATTTCTTTTTTAGCTCTCGCCATGTGTGTGTTCCTATAGTTTAACTAATAATTTGTCTGTCTTGAATTCTACGCCAATTTGTACCATCGTAAAAAGCCATTGTTGCGCCGCCTGATTCGTTACTAACATAAATCATGTCACCTGGATTAATATATGTAAGTGCTTGTGCTTCAGCTACAGTATAGCTATCGTGCGATGTTGGGCTTCGTGAGTCATTATCAATAACGCCGCCGTAATCAATTGTGACATTTGCGGCTTCTGAAATAAGTCCGTAATCCTCAACTGGATCACCAAGTGCAGCAAAACTTAAGTTGCCGCTGCCGTCAGTTACAATAGCATGTCCTGGACCGCCGTCACTTGTTGGTAGCACATAAGCATTAGCAACTGTAACGTTGGTGCCTTGTACTTTAAAAACTTCGCTTTCGTTGTTAGCGCCGTATACTTTGAAAATAGGTGCAGTATTGTTGTCGTTGTCTCTGATACGAACTACTGTACCTGTGCCGTTGGCGTGCTTGATGTCTACATATGCCCCGGAGTATTTGATGGATGGGTTAGTGCCTAAACGTAAGCTACCATTAATGAATAGTTTTTCATTTGAACTAGTAGAGCCAATACTTACTGTATCGTTAGCACTGTCAACAAACAGTGTACCGTTGTCTACGTTTAAATTTTTGAGAGTTGAACCAATACTGATCCAAGCATTAGCATTATATACTTGTAGGGTTGAGTTTGATTTATCTACCCAAATATCGCCTACGTCTGCGCTGGCAGGTAGGGAAGAATTTCCGTGAATTCGAGCACCAGTTTTTCCAACCTTAAAATCAGGTTGAGTGGTACCCTTAAAGTTACCAAATATCGCCATCAATGTCCCCGGTCAGTTCAGTGAAAAATCACTGTCAATGGCATGTGCCACTGTCATTTTCCGTTAAAACTATTTATCAGGAACGTTGAAAATATTTAGATTAAGGCTTCTACAACACCAGGACCAGCATCTAGTTTATCACCAATTGCTTTACCAACCATAGCTGCCGCCGGTACATCGCGTGGATATAGTGCTGCTACAGCATATCCAATATGCCCTTCGCCTGCACTTACTAGTACATCACCTTTGCGTACAACACCCATTACTTTAACTGGCACACGACCACGTAGCGCGATACAAGCCACATGTGGGCCAACTAAATGACTGTTCATAACGTGAGCAGGTTGTGTAGTAACAACACCTGCTATTCTAGTAGATGTTGGAGTTGTTGCAGCAGTTACTTCTGCTTCGCCGCCAAACACAAGAACTGTACCTGACAAATAGTCACCGTCTGCAAGATAGTTTTCTGCTAAGTCAGCGTATCGTGCCGATGTTGCTGTACCAACAAAAACGTTAGCTGTTATGTTTCCAGAAGCATCGCGAGCAGCAATTGTGTTTGCTGTAGCGGTTGTTGATGCGTTAACACTTATATCGTCAGCACCAACATTAATATAACTACCTGCACCGACAGCCAATGTTCCGCTACTATATGTTAAACCGCTACCGGCAACAATGCGATTATCAATTGCAGTGTTTGCTGCACTAGTAAAATTACTTACTTGACTTGCTGTGATAGATATGCTAGTATTAGATACGCTAGTAACACGACCATATGTGTCAACTGTTACTGCTGGTACTTCGCTGGCACTACCATATGTTTTAGCGCCAGTAGTAATGATACTACTAGTTAGTGCAACGTTATCTGCATTAACAGTAATGCCCTCGCCTGCGCCAACTGCAAATGTACCACTGGTATATGTTAAGCCGTTGCCGCCAACTAGGCGGGCATCAATCCGAGCGTTTGCTTCTGCTTGGCTTGGTCCGGTATATGTAAATACGCCATCGCTGTAGCTGAAGCTGCCATCTCCACCTGAGTCTGTTGCGCTAAACAAACTTTTAACATATGCAGTATTAACTGCTACATCATCAGCATTAACTGTAATGCCTGTGCCTGCGCCAATGTTTAGTGTAACTGTACCAGTGGTGCCGCCACCTGTTAGACCATTGCCAGCAGTAACTGATTCGATATCACCTGCATCATTAGTAAAGCTGAATACACCAGTACTTGCATTATAACTTAGATCGCCCGATGCACTAAATTGACTTCTCACGTAGGATACGTTAACAGCAACATTATCAGTGTTAACTGTAATGCCATCGCCTGCGCCAATGTTCAGCGTAAGGTTTCCGCTGTTACCGCCGCCTGTGAGGCCGTCACCAGCACTAACACTTTCAATATCCGCAACGTTGTCATTACGAATAGTAATAACATTACCAGTGTTGGTTACTGTGATATTTGTGCCACCTTGGATGGTTAGTTTTTCGCTGCTTGAAATACTTTCTGCTGCGCCAACACCACTGTCAGTTTGTACTGTCCAGCTACCATAATTGTCAGCACTGGTTGTAATTGAACCATTAGCACTGTTATATGTGATTAGACCTGAACCACTGAACAGTGCTCTAATTTGACTGTCGGTTACACCTGAGTAACTAAACAAACCGTTACTGCTGTTATAACTTAAGTTACCGTAACCTGCTACGTTGGCTGTGCTTAGACTGCCGCGAATAGCAGTGATGTTGCCGTCAATAGTAATTACGTTACTAGCTACACTAGCTGTAGTATATGTACCACCGTCAATACTTCTAATACCGTGATAGATAATGTTTACATTGTCTACAGGTTGTTGTCTAAAGCCTGCATAGATATTAGTACCTGTTGAGCCAACATCTTCTACTTGGCCTACGTCACTGTCTGCTGTTAGCTGAACTGGGTTACCATTGATTACAATAAAGCAGCTATTTGAACTCGGGTTTACAAAAATTGAGTTGTTTACTGTAGCACTTGTAATTGAAGGAACTACTAACTCACCAGTAAATGTTTTTACTCCAGCAATACTTTGATTGCTTGTTGTACGCACAACACTTGAATCTACTGATACGTTGTCTGCATTTACAGTGATACCATCGCCTTGACCAATATTGACATTACCGGTCGTATAGGTAAGGCCGTTTCCGCCAATGATGTACGCATCAATTGCAGTATTAACTCTGCCGGTTGTAAAGTAAAGATTATTACCTTCATTTAAATCTGTTGTACTAGTTGGAATCAAAAATTCTGTAGTGCCGTCATTAGTAAACTTCCATGCGTCTGCTTGACCGTCCCAAAGAAGATATGTGTCGCTGACATTACCGCGCTCAACAATAATACGTGCATTACCATCGGAAGCTGCATTTGATCTTAATACAATATTTGCA